GCTAGTTCCCATAGTTTTTCAATACCGATAAGATCTCTAACTTCTTGACAAATTCCTTGGATTGCATCCTTGTGTTTAAGAACTGCCTGGTAACCGGAGCCACCGACTCCATTACACTTTACTTCATTTACATTAAATTTACTCATATTTTGTTTGTTTTTAATTACAGTACTAATATACGAAAAATAATTGACATAAAAAAATCTAGAGGCAATTATTTTGCAGTAACTAGCAAAGTTTTTTTAGCCTTGATGTGTTTACAATCTCCTCTAAAGAAATTCATTGCCGGGCAATTACAACCCCATGCTCCATTTGCCTCAGTAACTTCATAGAATTTACCAGGTTTAGAAGACTCTACTTTCCACGTCTTAGCTTTAACTTTAGCTTTAGTAACTACGGGTGTTGGTTTTGGTTTTACTATTTTAGCACTCTTGTCAAATTTGATTTGATCTCTAGTAGTTCCTTTAGGTATTGGATGCCATCCTGGGCAGACATAAGATTTATCCATTAGGTTTACTATCGCGAATACGTCACCGTAACAGTGATCTTGCGGGAATGTATATGTTTTATCTGACATAGTTTGTTTTTAATTACAGTACTAATATACGAAAAATAATTGACATAAAAAAATTATTTGGTATTTATTTTGTAAGAAAAGCCAACTCTTTTGAGCTAGATAAATAACTTATATGAAAACACCTATTATTAAGTACAGTGATAAATTTTTAAACAGCATCAGCTGGTTTATGAAAGTTGGTGGTATTACTCTTTGGCCGTTTGTTGTTTTAAGAGAACGATATAATGTACCGAATGCTGATTATGGTAAGAGAATTGTTAATCACGAATCGATCCACATTAAGCAACAAGAAGAATTATTAGTTATACCATTTTATATTTTGTATATTATTGAGTGGTTTATTAAGCTATTCTTTTATGGCAAAGATGCATACTATAATATCTCGTTTGAAAGAGAGGCTTATAGCAATGAATATGATTATGAATACCTTGAAAATAGGAAAAAGTACGCATGGATAAAACGTGTGGTTAAGTAGATATATAATATGTTAATACCTTTTAAATAAAAAATAAATGTCAGACAAAAAAAGACGAAGAATTAATTCTTCAGCCCCAGAGGCAAACACAGTAGAACTAGTTCAAACAGTTCAAAACCCAAACAACCAGGAAGAAGTAAAAATAGAAACAAAGATCGAAGATGACGGTCCGGACTATTTACTACCAGATGGAGAATTCGATTGGAACGCGTACGAGGCAACCTGCCCAACAAGAACGCGAAAAGCAAATCCACATATTAAAACCAAAAACGGAGATAAAGTATTCTCTCGTGAGTCTTATGCTCAAGAGTTATATGATCTCATGGAAGGTACTAATGCATGTGACATCATACCTCAATTATTTATAGGTGAGATTCATGAAGGTATCATTTATGCAGTGGACCAAGAATATATCACGGTAGATATTAAATATAGAGAGTTAGTCTATATTAAAGCTAATAAGGAATCAGATGAGGTTAGGCAAATGCTTCCAGGGCAAGAAACTGCAGTTTTAATTACAGAAACTAAAGGTACATTAACTGGTACTATTACTGGTGGTGTAAAACATAAAACATTCATGGATCTTAGAGCTGCGATCGACGAAGGCAATACTGCTTGGATCGGTACAGTAAATAACATGATTGAAAATGGTGGTTATATTGTAAAAGTACAAGGCGTAGATTGCTTTATGCCAGGATCACTTGCAGGTATTAATAAATTATCAGACTTTAGTTCTATCGTTGGAGAAGAATTATATGTTGTTCCAGTAAGTTTCTCACCAGATAGAGGTACGTTAGTGGTTTCACATAGAAAATATTTACAAGCTCTAATACCGAGTCAAATTAATGAATTAAAAGAAACTCTTGATGAACCTAAATCCGGTTTAGTTACAGGTACTGCAAAATATGGAGTATTTGTTGAATTCAATAAATGTTTAACTGGTATGATTCATACAAATGAACTTGATGAAGCAACATCTGCAAGATTTAAATCTAGAGACATTAAGCCAGGGGAGCCAATTGAATTCTTTGTAAAAGATATTATTACTAATAATAAAATTACATTAACTCAAAAGGAAACTACTACAGCTAATCCATGGATCAATATATCAACTAGGTATCAAATACCTTCGGTTATTAAGGCTAAAATTAAGACTAAAAAAGAATATGGAGTCTTTGTAAATATTGAAGATGGTGTAACTGGGTTACTGCATGTAAGTGAATTACCTGGTGATACATTAGATAACTATATGGTTGGTGATGAGATCGAAGTACAAATTACTAGGATTGATGAGGACTCCATGAAGGTGTTTCTTAAACTACCCCAATAACTATTGCCACAGAGTTTGATATATATTGAAAAGTAATATCATACTCTTAATTAATGCAAAAGTTAAAAAGTAATTCAACAAGGCACGAAGTACTGAATGCCAGTCAAATGGGAATCGAATTTGAGTTCTATTCTAACCTAGAACTTGAAGAGACGCAAAAGTCTGTATCTAAACTATTAAATAGAAAGATACAACTAGAAGAAAAAGCCCATTCTGACTTTGTACCATCTGCAGATGTGTTTAAGATGGAACCAGATATGTCTGGTGGCGCAGGACTAATTGAACTTGTGACTGGCCCGATGCCTTATAGGAGTGCCAGATTAGTTATTATTCAAATGTTAGGGTGGATTCGTGAAAACGGGTACACATCTGATCGAGCATCGATCCACCTTAATATGTCCTTTAATCCTGATTATTTAGAAAAACCAAATATGATACAACACATGGACGTGTTGAAATTTATACTTGAGTTTGATGAATCTAGGGTATATAAGTATTTCCCTGGCAGAGAGAATTCTACTTATGCAAAATCTATTAAATGGATAATGCCTAAACATGAAGCCTTTTATTACAACGCAGATTTAATTAATAAGGATAACTTTACATTTGCCAACACTAAATATTATGGTATTAACTTTGAAAAGGCTCAAAGTAATTATTTAGAATTTAGATATATTGGTGGTAAAGATTATGAAAAGAAACAAGAGGATATTCTAACGTTAGCCGATAGATTTATATTAGCAATATTTAGATCTTGTAGAGATCCTAGGTTTACAGATGCTAATAAAATAGAGTTACAACGTATTTTAAGAAAGAACGAACCCCTAATGGCGATGTTAAAAGACTATACCGCCGTAAATAAGCATTGGCCTAAGATAGATATATTAGTAGATTTACAATCAGATCCTACGGTAATTAACGTACAATGGGATAGGTTTAAACATAAAGTATTAGATTTACTATCAAACGGTACAATGGAAGAGGGAATTATTAACTACGATTCAGATTATTCTACAGTTCAAGTTAAAGATGGTAGGTTTAAAACTGCATATTTATTAGATGGTTTTGAATTTATAGACTGTGAACTATCAGGTAATATTGAAAACTCAGCAATATATGGAGGGGATATAAAAGGAGCACAAGTCCTAAGATCTCAAATATATAAAGGATGTGCAGTTATAGATTCTAAAATAGAATCTTGTTTTGTGCATGGTAGTGTAGAAGTTAAAAACTGTTTTGTTTTTGGAAGAGATGGTATCTTTAAAGGCAGAATGGAAGGAGGCATCTTTAGAGAAGGCGGTATGGGACCTCATGCCAGAATCTCAGATGAAACCGAAGTTGTGGTAAGTAAAAAAATAAAATCATAAAATGAGTGAAATTAGAAGCGGCAATGAAAATAACTTAAACGTTGGAAGAAGTTTCGGCGATGGTTGTTTAAACGCATTTTTACAAGAGCTTGGTGATGAGCTAACTGGAGCATGTATGGTCCCAGTAAATTTACCACAGAGAGAAATAGTGAATATTATTAAAAGAGCTAAGAAATGGTTCTATAAACAATATGAAGATTCTGTACTAGAAAATTATTATCATATACCAAATGCTGTGTTTAGCAGTGAATATTTTAAAAAGAATAGAACATTAAATTTACCTGGAGCAAGTGAAGATGGATCTGGGTCTGTATTTTCAGTATTTGGAGTACACGATATTGCATCTGGTTTTGGTTCAACCGGTGGTGGATTAGATGTTAGATTTCAAAGCGGTGGAGACTTTGCAGTAGAGAAGATGTTATTCAGAGGAATGTACGACGGATCTGGAGCAGCAGAATCTGCAGAAGAATTAGAATATTATGTACTAAATCAGTCTTTAGCAGATATGGCTAGACAGATTTTAGAAAACCCAATTTCTTTTCAATACTCTAGACTGACTGGAGAGCTAAAGATAATGGGAGATACTCCGAAGGGAGATCTGATACTTGATGTGTACGAAACGATTCCGGATTGTGCACTATTTGACGACGAAATCTTTTTTAGATATTGTTCTGCTAAGATTAAGCAATCACTAGGCGCTAAGCTTGGTATTTTTAAGTTTGCATTACCTGGTAATGTGGAATTCGACTACGACGCAATAAAAGACATGGGAGACACCGAATTAGAGTCAATTATTGAGGAGATAAAGGGAGACGAAGGAGTGGACTGGATGTTTCACTCATAAAAAGTAGAATACATATATAAATGGATTTTTATATAAAATACATAGGAGACCCTAATTATCAAACTGGCATTGTTCAAAACGTAAGTGAAGTTGAACAGTTACTAGCTCAGATAGAAACAGTTCTTTTCACAAGAAAGAGAGATGTTTTAGGTGCTCCAGGATTTGGTTGTAACTTAGAAGATATTGTATATAGTTTAGGTCAAAATGAATTTCAAATTAAAAATGAAATACAGGGGCAATTAGCTAACCACGTACCTCTTGCTAGTAAGTATAGAGTTAGTGTAAGCGTTAAGTTTATGCGAGGTGAAGTTAGGGATGTTGCGTTCATTGATATTACTGTTAACAACGAGTATATAATCAAAGTAAATTTAAGATAAATAACTAATGGCAGAATTAAAATTTTTAAGCACACTAAAAATATCGGCTAATCAAATCAAGACCGATGCTCGAACATATATCTCGAGGGTATATAAACGTGCAAACACTTTATTTAGTGAAGCGTCGCCATTTGCTCAGATTATCTCTGTTATGGCAGAGCTCGGTGAATTAATAATGTTCTATATAGAAGACTCTTTAGTAGAACAAAACATATACACTGCTCAGCAGCCAGAATCTATATATGGTTTATCAAGGCTAACAGGACATGATGCGACTAGAGGCTTTGCAGCAACCGGTGAGATAGAGTTTAGATGGAAAGTTGGAGCAGATCTTAGTAAGGTTGCAGGTACTGGATTAAATATTGATGCCAGATCAGAATTACAATGTGAATTAAATGGATTAACTTATACTTTACTATCTTCACAAGAAAAATTCAGATTAGAAAAGGCTAATAAGTATAACATAAAATGTGCAATCATTCAAGGTAAATTTGAAAAGCAAACCTTTACTGGAACTGGAGAATCAATGCAATCATATAATATACAAACAAGCTCTTTAACAGATCATTCTAAAGTTAGTGTTTCTATAAACGGTGAAAAATGGACGAAGCATGATTCTATGTACGATCTATTAAATAACGAAAAAGCATATATTCTTAAAACAGGTATTTCCGGTGGCCTTGATGTTTATTTTGGAACTGGTAATTTTGGAGCACTGCCTCCAGCTGGATCTGCAATAGAAATTGAATACATTAAACATGCTGGATTTCAAGGTAATTTAGATGATGCACAAGACATCACATTTAAATGGGATGCAGAAGGATCGGATTCTAACGGTGATGAGTTTGATTTAAATGAATATTTAGAAATGACTGTAACATCATCTCCTAAAATGGGAGCTGATAAAGAGTCAACTGATTTTACAAAGTTAATGGCCCCTTTGGCGTCAAAATCATACGTTCTAGCGACACCTGATAACTATGAGTATTTCCTATCAAGATATGGAATGTTCTCGTATGTGGATGCTTACAACACGACTGCGGATCAATATTTAGATGATGATAACGTAATTTATATTTTTGCTATCCCCGATGCTAGAAGAAAGTTATTAGCAGATCAAGATTATTTCTCAATACCAATGAATGAAATGTTTTTTGATCAGAATGAATATGACAAAATGTCACAAGTAATTCAGGATAGTGGACAACAAATGGTTACGACTGAAGTAGTATTTGTAAAACCACAGGTTAGAAAATATAGTATGGATATTAATATTAGATATTTTGAAGGATATACTAAACAAGAAATATTCGCTGATGTTAGAGTAGCAGTAAGTGATTATATGCTTAATATTACAAGAAGAGATAAATTGCCTAAATCAGATATAGTGTATATCCTAGAATCGATTGCTGGTATTGATGCAGTAAATGTGAGATTTATATCTGAAACAGAAGAGACTGCAAGAAGATTAGGCTATTATGAGTCTAAGACTGTTACTGTTGTACCACAAGAACCTGTAGTTCTAGAAGAGATAGGTAATGGTAAACAAAAATATATTTTCTTTAAACAAATAGAAGAGGTTAAGACCGTAACGGTTGATGCGACTACTGCAATTCCGTATACTGTAGCTGGATTAGATGAGTGGGGTGATATTATTATGGAAAAGGAAGAAGTTGCAGTCTTTAGAGGCGGATGGCAAGACCGAGATGGTGATCAAATCGTTGACGAGGCTTTAATGAATGCAGAAGCTGCACTTTCAGTTAATTTTGACGCAGTAGCTGTACCTAGAACTATTTACACTAGAGTACAGGCTGGAAATAGAAAATCCTTAAAATAATGTTATTTAAAGATCTATTAGTATACAAGCGTAAAAGGCTATATAAAATAGCTAAGCATAGAAAGGATGAAAATCTTAATGTCAAATATGACTATAAGAAGCATGGTTTATTAAAGAATCAAGTATCGCCGCATATCATGAGAAATCAAACAATGAGAGAATTTCTTTTATTTGTTAATGATTATATGGTTGCACTGTTAGATCAGGTTAGATACTTAAAGAATTTTGGTAATTTTACGGTAGAAAAAGACGAAGAAAGAACTAGATAATATGTGGAATAATTTAAGATTTTTTAATGGTACTATTTCAGAGCTACAGTTAGTTCAAGACGAAAATAATGTCTGGGCAGGAACTGTATACTTACCTGAAGTATCTGCATCGTTATATGAGACAGTCAATCTTTTTATTTTAGAGGAATGTATTCAAAATAGCGATTTAGTTGTTAATAAACCTTTGTCGCCAGATAATATAATTAATACCTTTAAATTTTCATGGGAATTAACGAGACCTGATGAATCTGAAGATGTTATTATGTATGGCATGAGAATGAACAATGGTTCAGCGTTTGTTAAAGAAATTAAAACTCAAGAATTAGAATTAGCACCTAATAGTAATATTGAATCCCAGGATGCTGATTTCTTTAAAACTATAACCGATCATGATAATGTTGCTTTACAAGTAAATATCGCAATTGCATCTGAAAACCCAGGTATTCATAAGAGGACTTTATTAGTTACTGCAGGGGATGTTGTGGTTGCTAGAATTAAATTTTATGGTGAAGTAGAAACAGAAGATGATAGATTTAAAGTATTGCTTGCTAACTTAGGAGCATCTTTAGAAGCTGAAGACTTTATGATATTTAAGTCTCATGATATTTCTGAAATGCACCCTGATTATCAACTATTAAACCAAAAGAGAAAGGAACTATTATTAGAACTTAATAATATTAAACCTTTTGTTGGTACATATAAAGCAATCTTAAATGCGATTGATTTCTTTGGCTATGATAAAATTACACTTAAAGAATATTGGATTAACATAGATAACGCATCGAAAACTTTCGGTAAGTTACATGCAATTCCAGTACCTAACTCATCTGTTAGGGGTGAAATGACTAGAAAGAGACTAAGATTTAAAGTACCTTCTAAAACACAAAAGAAAACTAGTAGGTTCTCATTAGTTTACAGACTAAACGAACCGAATGGAACTTTCGATCAGTGGGATTTTGCTAATGTTGATGAAGTCTTTGATTTCACACCAGAAGAAGTCCTAATCAAATTATATGGTTTAAAGAATAGATTACAAAGAGATTTTTTACCCCTCGAATCTAAAATCGTAGACATTACAGGAGAAGGCGACTATTTCACTCAGAAGAATATGAACATGTGGAAGATTCAAAATCCAATTGGATTCTTCTCAGAGGGACATAGGGTTAAATTTGATGTATGGCCAAGAGATAGAGATCTTTTTATTGAAGATACTTCAGTTGTTTTAAAATCTACATTAGATCAAAACGATGCTGCTAGTAATTACGATGAATTCTTAACGTTAGGAATTGGTAATGAGTCTACTATATCAAATAAGAAAAGATCTGAAATAAAAAACATCTTTGAAGATTTTTATGGATCATACCACGATAGAACTTTAGAATCGTATAACCAAAACTTTTCAAATACTAATATACCGATAGGCTGTCCTGTTATTCTAGATTCTACTGAATCTTGGGATGATATTTGGGACGAGGCTACTTTTGTATGGGACGATGCAGTTGATGCTAATCAAAACTTAAAAGTAACTTGGAATAATTGGTATAAAAGATGGGTATATGAAATTGAATGGATTATTGATGGGCCAAATGATTTTCATCAAGAGTACAGAGGTCCGGTTGATTATATAGATGATAATGGACTTGCAGCAGATGACTATAAAAGATTACCGATTACTTTACCATACGTTGGAAACTACACGGTAGAGATGCGAATGTACGATCTATTTGGTCACATGTCATTCTATAAAAAATCAGATCTTTTTGAAGTTAAAGCAAAGGAATTAGAGTTATACGGAGTCTATAAATGGTTAGAAACTGATGCGAAGGGCAATGCAATTCCATGGAATTCTAAAACATTAGACTGGGACCTATCAGGTGGCTACTGGGATATGCCACAAGACAATACCCAAAAGGTAGAAGATACTATTGCAACTTTATACCAAACCTTAGACAGGGCAAACTATTTACATAATGATACAATAGACCAGGGTTTAAGATTTTCAATGGTAAGAAGACATAAAGATCTATTCTCAGATACAGGTTATTCTGAAACTACAGGCCCTTATCAATGGGACGAATGCAGATTTAGATGGAAAGATACTGAACACAACTGGTGGGACAATTTAAGAGTTGGTCCGGATTTAACAGCATCTTTTAAAATAGACTGGATTGAAAACGGAGATATACTTACAATTACTCACAAAAACCCTACAACAAACGTAGTTAGAACAGGAACACATGTAATCATGTCTCCGACACCAGCTGGCGTAAATGATACAGATGGTTGGAAATTAATAGCGAATGAATTAGAGGCATCGATAGATCCTGTAATTTCAAAGTTTAATTACAATCCTGTATTTAAAGATATAGATTCTGATAATGATATAGATTCATTAGATCAGTTCTACTATATTTTATGTACTGGGCAAGAATATTCTAAAAACTATGATTTTGAAACAGTAGCAATAGATACTGATTCAAATATTTCTGCGGTAAGTGGCGAGGTGCATGTAGTCCACTATAATCCGACATGGGATAACTTAAAAGTATTTAAAGACTATGCCGTGGTCGAAAGATCTACGCATTTGACTATATCAACTGACATTTCTAAGTTTCCTGGTGCTAGAAAACCAAAATGGACTATCACCAATATAACTAACCCAGAAATTAATGATATATACTATAATAATATGTGGCTTACTTACATTTTTCAAGAACCGGGAGATTACTCGATTCAACTGGAAGCAGAAGACACGTATGGAAATAAGAACGTTGTAAAACGCAACATGTTAAAAGTAAAATAAATATAAAATGGCAAACATTACTGAAATTTTAGGTACAGACTCGGTTTCATCAACAAGACCCGTTATTAATAGTAACTTTGAATTGTTAAATGACGAATTGGCGTCTGTAACAGCATTATTAAACCCTGTGACTGGAGTCTTAAGCGGTTTAACATCTGCTACATCACAACAACTAAGCGTAGTTGATGGTACAACATTATTCGTTGTAAATTCATCTGGCGCTCAATTTGGTACAGCTGCAGCATTTACTAGCTCTGCGACATTTGGTGGTTCAATCATCAAATCAGGAGCATCTGGATCTGCAACTAACGGAACTGGCCAGTCAACACCTTCTAGTTTAAATAAGAGTACTTACTTTATTGATGAAGGCTTTCAACTTCCGGTTGGAGTTGACGGACAAGAAGTTACACTTATTAATGTAGCGAGTGCTTTAGTAGCAATCTCTGCTGGAACTGGTGCAACTCTTGGTGCAGCTACAATTGCGCTAAACAATGCAAATTCAACTATAACACTTAGAAGCTTTAACTCTAAATGGTATATTATTGGTTCGCATAACGCAACAATATCGTAAATTAAACAAAAACCAAACTGTAGATGGCAACTCCGTTAGTTAGAATACCACAGCCGCAAGGTGGCACAATGTATGCTTTTGCTTCATCAGCAAGAGATATTACCAGAGCGTTTAACAGTGCTGATATTAATTTTGAGTTTAGTAAATATGCTTTACTAGACTTACCTGATTTTACACAATCTGTTAATAATGAAAATTCAATTAATTTTGGATTAAATCTGAAGCAACCTTCTGGTCAGCCTTATGTGGCTGGCATGCCGAATGTGGATTTCGCACAAACATTTCAAAACTATGCATTAAATTTAGAAGAGCTTCTTTTAAATGATGATGATTATGACCCGATTATTTTAGCATCTGATGCTGAAAAGATCTTTTTTAAGTGGTTATCAGCATTAGGTGCAATAGATTTTAGACCGTCGGATTCTAATGAATCTTCGACTGGTGCTTATGCGGAGAATGACAACGCAATTTTAGGGGGATCAAATTATGATAGAGTGGTAAAGTATTTAGGTAGCATCGACGCAGAGAATGACGTTGCATACCAGGGAAATACATATCATGAAGTTTATATTAACGTACCAACATCGGTAGGTTATACTCCTCAAGTCTTATTTAAGCCTACTGACTATAATACAACAGCAACTAAATTATTTCCTAGCGATGTAAATGCTGTAAATATAGAGGGTAGAGAGGGACAAACACACCCAGATCCTAATATTGACTTATTGCCAGTTGTAGATCAATGGACTGCTAATTCAGGTCCATTTTATGATGTGCAAACAAATGCTACAAATTCTGTACAAATAGATTGGGACACTGCTTCTTATGAGCAGATTCAAAATAATCCTGACGTTAAATCGTTATTGGATTATGCCAAAACTGGACAACAGTTCAGATTTAATGCCGTTTTAGTATACTATGATTTATATAGCTCTTCTGTACCTGCTAATAGATCTACAAATTTATATGGTATCTTAATATTAGATGATATTACAGATTCTCCAGGACCTGGTTCAAAGATACATGAACAAATTAAATTTAAGCCTAACGAAGTAACAGGCCTAAATGGTAATGCATATTCTTTAAAGTTAAATCTTAAATTCAATTCATCTCTTGATAACGTAGGTGTTGAGACTAGTGTGAATGATTTCACTACATTCTCTATGGATTTATTCATGGACACTACTACAGCGCTTGAGAACGCGACTGATCTACTATTACAAGCTAATAATAGATATGGTGCACTTGCAGATAGATTTACTAATTTAGAAAATGTAATTTTAGGAACAGCTCAAGCTGCTCAACTAGAAACAAGAATAAAAGAATTAGAAGATGACTTTACTGCGTCTTCATTACAGTTACAAGATTCAAATGCGCTATTAAGTTTAATTAATAATGCACATGAAAAAATTAATCAACTAATAGACGGTACAATCCCAGTAGAATTACAATATAACACAGATGTAATATTCTCAGGTAAAGGTACTACAGTTGATAAATCAATCGCTGGTAAAATTAAAATTAATAACGAGGTTGAAGGTTATGTAGTATCTGATTTATACAAATGGGATATTGCTTCTAAAATTACAACAGGAGTTTTAAATTCATCAAGCTTATTCGATAATTCACAGGCTAATCAATACGGAGTATGGGCTAAATTAAACCTTTACACTAATAGATTAAGTCTGAATAACATATTAAATAACGAGTCACTAAATAGTAGCCTAGATATATACATTGATGATTCCACTAACGGGTGGAAGAAAGGTCAAGTATTTAAAATAGCGATAGATACTATTGATGTAAATGGTAACAACATAAAGGTTTTAACTAACAAATCTGGAGGTTGGCAAAATATCGCAGACATCGACCCATCACAGTTAATAACGACTAAACCTTACATTGAATTGGTTTGTATAGATCCAATAAACTATGTATTTGAAGTAGATATTTTAAGATAATATGAACACTAACAATTCCATATCTAATTCCTTAAAGAAGCTTTTAGAAATTAATACTAATTCTCTAAAGACATTTGAAAGAATCAACGAAGCAGTAACTACTAATGCGAAATCTATTCCATTAGAAATACTGACCGACGAGGGTACTAAAATAGTATCAATTCCTGGGTTTGGTTATATGAAACAAGAATTACTAAGATTAGATAATAATCTTAAAGCACTTGCTGGATTAGGAAAAGGTAGCACTAAAGTAAAATTACCAGATGGTACTTTTCAAAATATTATTACAACTTCATTAAAGACTCCTGCTAATGATATTACTACATTAGCTAGACCTACTTCATTTGCATCTAAAGCAAACTATTTTGCTGAAGACTTTTTAAACCCAATGTTAACTACATCTATTGATGTAAGCGGTCAAATACCAAATGATACGGAAAGGATTCTTGTTAAAAGAATTTTATTCGATGGAACAAATCAAGTTGCTGTAGATTTCTTTAACGAGAATTACAGAGACCAGGATGGCATCGATTACTTAACGGCAATTAGAGATATTGTCAATAATAATATAGCATATACTCTTGACGAAGAATTAAGAGATATGCCTTATAGAACTACACAATATACTGGAAAGTTTGACGTTCTATCAATTTCAAATTCTAAGAGAGAAGTTATTGAAGCTGGTGTAACTAAAAAACAGGCTATAAAATTATACACATTAGATAGCTTAACTTATTCAGATAATAATAAAGACTTAGACTCTACTGAATTACTTCGCGTAGGAGATCAATTGATGGTCACTGGCGGTTCTAAAAACACTAGATATGTAATTGACAGGCTGGATTCTTCGTCTAGACAGGTTGAGCTTAGATTAGTCGAAGGCTATGAAGCTATTAAAATTGGAGCAGGTACTTTATCTTTATCAATCTACAAGACTGAAGATAACAATTTAAGTATTGAAGTTCCTGTAGGATTTGATGAAAGAATCTTAATGTTTGTAAAAGCAGTTGATGCTGAATCAAAAATCTTAGCTGAGAAATGGTCGCCAGGTGCTGGATTCTATTCAAACGATTTAGAAGTATTACAAGAAGATGGTAGTATTATTTTCTTATCAGAATTCTATAAAGAGAACGTAGCTGACTTTGGTAAGTTTATTACTTCTATTAAAGAAGATAACATTCCTCCGGCAACAGTTGGTGTTACACCAGATGCTCCGGAATTAAATGGAGAGAACTTTAAAGTAGTTCAAATCAATAAACATTTAACTGAAAATGATGCGGCTGATAAAATTAAGAAATTATCTGCTGATAAAATATCTGTACAAGAGGCTATTAAAAAGCTAGACGAAACGATTACTAAAAAGAGATCGGTTATTGCTAGTACTAAATATGCTTCTCAAGTACAAAAAGATAAAGATAAAAATGAGTTAATAGCTTTAATAGAAGAAAGAGCTTCTGAGGCAAAATTATATAACTCGATTGTAACACAAATACAAGCGTTATCTTCTTCTTCAAATGCAAAGAATATAAACCCTAAATATAGAGTTAGAGGTTTTTGGAAAGTGCCTACTGCAAAACAAGTTGCTGATACGTTAGATCAAGAAGTTGTACAATTTATTATACAATATAGATACCTATCAACATCCGGTAAAGCTGCAGAAGCTGCTCAATTAAAGTTTACTGTTGATGGTAGAGATAAATCTGCAATCTTCTCGAACTGGAATGAGCGTAAAGGCAAAGTAAGACAAAGAGCTAAGACTATTAATAGCGATGGAACTATCGAAAAGAGGTTTACATGGCAAGCTAGTAAAATAGAAGACGGTCAAGAGATCAACTTTAATCAATTAGATATTGCAATTAATCAAGGAGAACTAGTAGAAATTAGAGCTAAATCTGTTTCTGAGGCTGGATTCCCTGGTAACCCAATAATGTCTGATTGGTCAGAGCCAGTAACTATTTCATTCCCAGAAGAAGAAATCGATACAACCGATGTTGCTGCAGTAGTTCAAGTTAATACTGCTGAATTAGCTAAGGTACAAATTACAGAGGAGTTAACTGGACAAGGTGTATTCACTCACGTTAGTGATGCATTTACTGCAAATGAAAACTATTATGCTCACGTTGCAACTAATATTGCATCAGGGTTCTTATCTCCAGAACAAAAGCCAATTTCTGTATATGACAAGATAGCGGAGCTTGAAGCTCAGATCGCAGGTCTTAAAGGTACAGTTGAAGCTGAAGTTGGAGAATTAGTTGTTAAAGTTGTAACAGAAGACGGAACAGTAACAAATATCAATAAAGATACTACGACTCAATTATTTGCAGGATATTATGTTGATGAGGTTGCAGATTTAACTGTAAGAAAGGGACATATTGTAACTAAAACATTTAAGCTACAATTAGAAAATAGTAAATCTACTAAATTGGAATTAGTTTCTAGACTAATTGGTGATAGAAGCAAACCTGTATATAGATCTATTAGTGGTGGAACAGATGCGTCTACGAATAAGTTTGGTATTGAAAACGAAACAAATTCTACAGATGCTAACATTGATACTAAGGTTCAAAGAGATAATTATTATTTAGAAGAAGGTAACTATGATTTAGTTCCGGTTCAATATCAAAATATTTCATCTGGAGACTTTGAAAAAACCTCAGACGCTCCATATCAATCTGCACAAAGAAGAGGTCAATTTATCTATAGTAGATATATGGATATTGCAAACCAAAATCCGCATTACATGACATCTGCGATTGGCAATGAAGGTGATGGTAATATTGTTAATTATGAACACAATCTTTCAAATACAGGCTCAGGTGCCGGTGGTGGCGTATGGCCATCAAGTGCTCCGGCAACAGATGAGAATAATAACTTTATATGGTCTGGTGGATTTGCAGACGGTGCTGGTGAATGGAGTAAAGATAAAGTAAATGTATCTCCTATTAGTGCAGTAACTGTTAATCAATATAACTCTGGATTGTTTGTACATAAAGACCACCCTAGTTTAGCTAATATATGGGATGGCGCAGTAGATAGTGGTAATTTTGGGAACTACTCATTTACCAACGTAATTGAATCTATGATATTTTCAATGCCTAAAACTGCAACATTAGCTACCGGAGCAACTTTATTTAGTATTTTTGGTTCAGGTGCTGATAGTAACAATCAAACTCAGGCTAAACAACAAATAGCATATCACCAGGGTAGAGACTTATTTCCTACTGGTGTTGCAGAAAGCCCTATTAAAATGTCTTTCGAAGCAAATGACCAATATATGTTAGGTGGTAAATCATGTGGAGCATTCTTATTCATGTCTCCTATAAATGCAGATACTCTAAAAGTAAGCGGTGAAACTAAAAGATCTGCTAAATCAATTAAAGCTAAAAAGGACAATGAGTCAAATGCAGTTTCTGTAGATATTGTATTCCAATATAGAATGACTGATTATTTTGGTAATGAAGATTCTATCGATACAGGTAGAGTTGGTGGTTTTGCTAGACTAGCATACAGTAACTTAACATATACTAAGAAAATCGGCTTAGACATTTTTGACAAATACGGCGAGCAATTTTCGTTTGACTTAGAAGTATTCGCAAAGTATGGTCCAAAAGGAAGGAATTTAAATTCAGTTAAGGCAGCCAGATTATTTAGATAATATATAACCTAATGTTAGGTGAATATATAATAGAGGAGTACATTCTCTAGGAAAAAGATATTAATAATTAATGGCTAATTACCAATTTAGAAATACAGGTTATTCAGATTACGACTCGGCAGTTGATGCTGCTAGGTTAAACCCTAAACCTACAACTGGATTAGAAGATGTTAACGCAGCAGGTACTACTACATCTGACATCGTTTACCAAGGCGTAGACCCAGACCAGTCTCAAACGTTTACTGGTGCAAATCAATTCTGGATTGAAGACGATGGTCGTCAAATATGGCAAGTTGCTGCTGATGGTGGCATACTTAGTGTCCAGTCAATGCCGGCATGGGATTGTAGTGATCCATTAGATTTTGGATATATTGGTGAAGATCCAAGTGGATCGGGAGAGAATACCGAAGGAGATGTAATTGCAATTACATACGGTACTAACGTTAAGAATACTAATGAGCCATCACTGATTGAAGTTAGATTAGGAAGTGATGCTACGGGCCAGGTTGTACAAGACGCAACAACATCCACGGGCTTCGTTTATGGTGAAAACACGTATCGTGTTAAATTTTCACTACCAAGCGGTTGGAGCGGTCAAGACCTAGATGGTAATAAAGCATGTGTTCAAACTAATGTAACTGTAGTACAGAATGACCCACTATATGATTGTGATGTAGCTGGACCGACGATTAATTCTGGAACACACGGAGATCCTGTAGTGGTTCAATGGGCAGTAGCTCCTGCTGATAATACTTGGGTAGTAACTCCAAGCACTTTAATTCCAGGTAGTGCTTATACTATTACAGGAATCGAAGTTCCTGCTGGATATTCAAATAATGGCGGCGCAGCTATTCAATGTCAAATTGACGCAAATGATGTGACTGTCGCGACAACCACATTAGCAGCATTTGACTGTACTGCCGCAGCTATTAATATTTCTCCCGGCCTTCCAGGCGATAATGTAGCTGCTAATACAACTGTTGCTGCAGGGATAACAATATCATCTATAAGTCCGGCGGTATTTTCATCAAACCCTGGAACTAATTCATATACTGTTAATATTCAGGTGCCTGCCACAGGATATAGTAATTCAGGGCAGATATTAGTATGTTCGGCCGATGCCACGACAGGTACGGTAACAAAAACAATTAGTCTTAATAATACTAGTAATCTTACATTTGATTCAACTGGTACTCCTATTCAAACTAAAATAGTTACCATTGAGGGTAATGCAACTGGGTTTAGCACAGGAACTCATATTCAATATACAGCGGGTAGTAACTCTTGGCTTAATGTTTCGTTAGATAACTTTACTACTAGTGGTGGTAATTTACAGTTTTCAGCGAACGCATACACAGGAGCACAGCCTAGGAGTGTAACTGTTCAATTAGCACACCCAGAAGATAATTCAATAAAAACAACAACGTTTACAATTACGCAATCAGCTGGTAATCAACCACCAACTGGAAGTGATTTTACTAAACAAATTACATGGTCATCTACTGTAGCAGATATAGATTTAGATTTTACAGATCCAGCTGCTAGTACTTGGAATGGAACTGCAATTAACGACCCTGAAGACGGCTCGTTACCTGATGTAATAATAACTGATATTACTGGGTTAACTATAGCTAGTTCCAGTGCAACATTAAAAGATAATTCAGATGGTTCGACCGATATAACGTCGAGCTCATTACCTTATACCCTAGCAGGCACGACCGCTAGAACTATAAAATTAACACCGTATGCTGAATTAGGTGAATTTCAATCAGCAGCAATTAACTTTAAATATAAAGTAAAGGATTCTGAAGGTTTAGAATCTTCAGCTTATACAGTAACGTTAACGGTACAGCCTCCTGCAAATACAGCGCCATTGTCGGCTAATAAGACGATAAGTATCACAAATGCACAAAACGGAAATACTTCTAATTTTGCGTATGGGACCGGTGTGTTGGCTACTGATGAAGATGCATCTGGATTATTGACCTATAAGTGGGTAGATGGAAATGGAGGTGGTAATCCTGTAACATTTGTTGGTAGTACTAGACAAGGTGCTCATGGTACTTTTGTTGAAGCAGGTGGTGTATTACAATACACATATACCGGTCCGACGCTAACCCCGAATGATAATCCAGTAGATGATGATTTTTGGTTTACTGCTACTGATACTCAAGGCCTGGTTTCGCTAGCGTCTAAAATAACGGTAACAATGACCTCGGCTGCTAATACACCTCCGGTAATATCTATTAATAACAACACAGGGCAAAATAGCGTTACTTTAAATGGGTTTCAATATGAAGGAATAACATTAGGTAATATTAGTGTTGCAGCCACTGATGGGGATAATAACACACTTACATGGTCAGCAGCATGGGATGCGACAAACCCTAATAATACTGTTGCTACAGAAAAGGGTGTTTTCAGTATTAATCCTAATAATGGTGCCTGGGTATATTCCTCGGGCGATTGGAACATGCTGCCAAATACTACTTACAATATAAATTACATTGTTACAGTATCAGATCCTTACAATGGAGAAGACTCATATAATATAGAATTAAATTTAACCGGTGTATCATACATTAGTGGATGTAAAGTATCTACAAACGGGAAAAATACATCGGCTACTGCATGTGATGAAGCTAAAACTTTAAATGTATATTTAGATGCTGCATTATCAACTAGTTTAGATGCTTTAGATGCAGCCGAATTTATTTACACAGAAAATACTCTACAAGAAAGTGATAAACTTAAACCTGTAGACGCGTCGACGAATCCATGGTTTTCTATTCAACAAGATATTGGAGGTGTTGTTACTGTAAAGGCTGTTAAGTTAGCAGCAGATGGTGCAATAGAACAAATTTTTGATTGTGAACAAACTCTTGATAGAGCATGGCCTATTGATATTAATTACTCTACTAAATCAGGTGACTTATGTCAACCAGGAGCACTAGATTATACAGTAACTCAGGCTACTGTTTATCAAAATGTAATTGATCCAGATGTAGCGGATGCATCTTTACAATCTGTAATAAATGCAGGTGGACAATTATTTACTAGTCAATATTATGCTAATCAGGGTGAATATTTAAATAATGCAGGCGGATTAGCTCCAGCGTCATTATGTGTAGCCCCTGGGTTCTATAATGATGATAATAGAGTTGCGGATGATGGTCAGATAATTTATTATGAATTTACTACAAACGCAGAAGGCCAAGGTGTATGGAATCCTTCTAGCGTAAACGACACCGAGACAGTATACGAATTTAATTGTCCTGTAGAGATTGAATACTCCACATATAAATTTAATGCATTTTACAATGAGACTAATAGATCATCTGTTGATGCTATATGTTTATCGGAAGAGAGCGATTTAACTAACGCGGAGTTATATGTTAGATTAGATGCTGCAATAATGGGGAGTGAAGCGCCACATTATACTACGCACCGTGAAGCGTTAAAATACGTGATGAAAAATCAAGTCTTAGTATATAAGACTGAAGCAGATGCTGAAGATGTTAACTATAATGGTTTATGGGAAACTACCGTGTTTGTTGCTCTGCATGAAGATATTGAATTAGAAGAAGATCCGTCAAGCTATGTGCCTGGAGATCTAAAAGAATTTGCTATATGGGATAATGAAAACGATAGCGGATACATTGATGGTATCCCGGCTAATAATTTTACATATTCTTGGGTAGGTTCTAACACAATCACATATAATTTAGAGTACTCAACAACTGGCACAGAATTAGGCAATTGCGGATTTAATTTTGTTAAACCAGACGTTAATTCTAATTTCTGTTTAGGCCTTTCTAATAATGATTGCACGACTTCTGATCTAGACACATCTAGAACTAATGTGTTTTATGCTTTTTACTCTTGCGCGTCTAAGGTCGAGGGTGGTGATCCATACTGGAATCTATATCTAGTAGATGGATTACATACGTTCGCTACTAATTCTACATCATATATTAAAAAATTAATAGACGTAATAGAGCCTAGTAAACAAGCAGGGCTGCACTTAAGTTTAGGTGGTGATACTATGTTAGAATGTGTAACACTACAACATAAAATATTTGCAGTTAATCATAACGATGCTACTACAATTTTATTAGATTTACCAGAATATGGCGGTGACATTAGAGTGGTGGAAATTAATCCAGTTGAACTGGGTTTTGCTAGTGGTGCTGAAATTGAATATAGAGAAACGTGTGTTGATTGCATACTCGATGTTGATAATGCGTCTATATTTACTATGGATCCTATTAATGATTCTGATGTAATTAATCGATCTCTTCCTAATTTTGATTTAGAAAAGAACTATGAATTAGATAACTTATCAAAACCTTTATTAAGAACAAATCCTAAATTATCTACAAATGCTAAGTTAGTGGTTAATAGTAATGATAACATGTTTATCGAATCTATTGACGCAACTAAAGAGTTAGCTTCGGTTGAATACAAGAAATGGCCTGTTAATAAATTAGGTAAATGGTCTTATGATTTATCAAAATTCTTTAATAACAATAAGACTCCGTCTGATATAGTCTATTTTAGTAAATCTAGATTTTCGGACTTTACAGTACAAGAATCTTTTGAAAAACAAATTGAAGAAGATTACCATTACGGTACAACTTACAACTATTCTAAACTTCACGATGAAGACTTTAGAATGTTAGCTCCTATTTGGCTAGATAAAAATATTCCTTCTAATTTTGTAATATTTAGAGTTAGTGATCCGGCAGCTGTGCTGGACTTTGACACACAAAGTAACTTTAGTAATATTAATGAAATTTTAAAGAACAGTGAATTAATCAAAACATTTGATTTAACTAGGGATTCTAATATAGGTACATATCTTAGAAACCATGTACAATCTGAATTATTTCCTAAAAATCCTATTAGCGTAAACTTCTCGGAGAACGAAAGAACAAACTTTAATGGTATTGACTTAGTAAGAGGTGGATTTACAAATAAAGGTGAATATCTATTTGATGATTTTGTAAAACAAGACCAGACTGTTATTTCTGAAAATGAATTAATAACTGCAGGTTTTGAAAGAAATAAATTAGCATGTGCAAATCTAATCAACTTAGAATTCCTATTTGATGACGATGCAGCATCTGATTATGCAGTAAATAGATATTTTGGGTTATATGTAAATGACGTAGATTCAGGTTATGGTTCTTTAGAATCTTCAACAAATGGGCTACTTAAATTTAAAACATTAAACTCACATATTAACGAAGACCCGGAATCAGCAATACCACCGGTGAAATTAATGTCGTCTACTCCTACATTGGGTTACGCGCATATTTCTGATAAGTTCTATAAGATTTCGACAGAATCATATTATGATACGTCAAATTCAGAATTAAAGGTTGAAGATTCTGCTAATTTAATTCCTAATGAAATTAAGCTAGCAGAGGTTGGGACATCTATTGATATAATTAATAATGCTCAAGCTGGAAGTGATTTTATTAAACTTACTATTAACGGAGCTCCTGCTAATAATGATAGAATATCTATATTCCCTTCTAAAGAACAGGATTACAGAGTTAAGTTTGTAAGATACAATCCAGGAGATACCTATAATCTATCACTTACTCTTAATGTATTTGACCAAAGCGATAATACATGGAATAATATATTATATAATTTTACACTGGTATTAAAAGATACTATGGAGCAAACTATCTCTGATTTTATTGCAGCAAATAACAATACGTTTGATGATAATTTAATCCTTAAAGCAGATGGTAATGATTTCTTAATTTATGAGAAAAAAGTTACACTTAACCCACTTAATCCTGCAATACTCCCAGCTGACGGATTTAGCAATATATCAATCGCTAGAGTTGAATACACACAAGTGCCTTATGATTTAGAGAACAATATGTACTTCGGATCTGACGCATTATCTGCTGGTCATTTTAATACTACTGCGTTTTCAACACAGGGGACTAATGCTGAAATAGCACAAGCTTTAGTAAAATCTATTAACTCAAAGGATAATGGGTTTACAGCATTAACATACGACGGAGCAGATCATCTTTATATAAAAAATGATATAGTAGGTTATAGGTTAATGCAGTCAGGAATTGCAGTCCCTAATAATAATGCTAACGATTGGGTAACTATTGATAGTGCTAACGAAATTGATTATACTGAAAATAATAGACTTAGATTACAGCTTACCGGCAGTACTTCTAATACTTTTAGATTTAGTAAGATTTATTTCTTTAATGGTGGAAACTCCGGAGGCAAATCAGTGTTAGCAAGTTTAGATTCTGTCGCAGATATTAATGTTAACGATTATTTAGAAACTAGCTCTAATGGCGTTTACAACAAAGTAATTGATATTGTAGACGATATTGAAAGATTACCGTTACAGTATAAAAAACTTATTTTAGAAAAAACTAACACATTAGAAGACGGAGAAGTAAATGTATTTGCAGATAACTTAGTAAGGCTAGGTTTATTCTCAGCGTTTGATATACATGATATGAACTTTGATTTCTATGATACTGCTAATTCGGATTTAAAAGAATTACAGTGGGAAGTAGCTAATAATATTAATTATGAGCCTGAAATAGATAACCAAAGTGACATATATCCATTTGGAGATAGAGGTAGTTCAGATTATTTAAAATCACCAGTAAGTTATTTTACTGGATTAAGTGATGTATTAGAAGAAGAGAGAACTGATGATGCTAATGAAACACAGGTATTAAGTGAATATGATAGATTACAAGAAAACTATTTAAAAGAGTATGCAATTCAATCTAGAGTTGTTCCTTCAATTAACAAGTGGGTTTTAAAAGATACTTTAACAGTTAGAGAACAGCCATATTATTTAAATGCTAATGAGGCATTTGGTAGATCTAACTTCTCGGCTGATCTTTCTGTTCGTGGAAGAAATAGAGTGGGTATGACACATGAGTGGTTCTATATTAACAACTTGCCAAAGTATTTAAAAGAAAACCAAGGCGATCCTACTAATCCACAATATAGATTAAACGAATCGTTTAGTTATCTTAACTTTATGGAAGGTGTTGAAATGTCTCCATCAATGTTTAAGGATGTTAACTATGATTATTTTGATAGGTTCTTTGTTACCGAGGGATTTGAAACTACAGGAGATAACAAATATAAAACATTTGTAAAAACTAATAGACAAAAGAAATACACGTTAGTAAACGGCGGTAATGATACTGCATTTGCTGATACAATATTTAAAGGTTTAAAAGTAATATTTAAAAACAGAAAAGAGTTTAATGCTGCAAGTCCAGTGGATTTTGTTAAATCTTCTGAATTTAATGGATATAGGTTTAGTACTGTACTAAACGTAAAAACATCTCAGGATTCTAACGGGATCGAGTATGAAGTTATACAGAATAAGAAATTTAAATATGTCGTATTCTTTATCTCTTTAAATATAGATGACTTATGGGCAGATCAAACTTTAACTAGAAAGTTATTGTATGAGCTAAACCACTCATTAGTATGGAATAATGAAGAGGGTACATTTAAGTATTCTGATATAAAAGTTGATGGGCATTTAGATTTAACAGGTGCTAATTTTTCTAATCCGGATGGTGATGATTATTTAGTAGTAAATGGATTAGTACATGCAGATGGTAAACTTCCACAGTTTTTAGAACAAATTAATAAAAATGATGATGATGAGTTTGGATCTCTGATTGTAGAGTTTGAGACTCCGTCCGGACCTATGAAATTAGAGCTTGATATTTCTAATGTAGAAAGTCAAACACAAATTACTCTTAGCGGTAAACCAAGAGATCTTACAAACGGGAATGTTGAAACTGATCTAAGTTTTTTACCTGGATATGTACAATATTTCGCGAAGTATACCTATAAAGGTGGTGGTGTTAATGCATATAAATATATTTTAGAATCTTTAGGGGCTCAAGATATGGCAGACATGTTATTAAGAAATCCTGATAATATTAAATATTCTACTATAGAATTAGATGGTAGTATCGGTTTAAGTAAATTTATTATCTTACTAGAAGATGGTGTTGAATTTATTAAAAAGGCGGAATTAGACACAGAAGTAGATGATGAAAAACCAGAATCTTTTAAACTGTCCTCCGGTAATATTGGATATAATTTAGGACTTACTAGAGTTTATTACCCATTCTTAATTAGACACAATGGAGGTTATACTATTGATACAACTCCAGTCGTAACTTTTACTGATGTGTATACTCACATGAAAACAAATACTCTTCAAAACACTTCTGATATTGTTGAATTGCAATTAGAAGAACAAATGTATAAACACTCTTTAACTAGTACAAAAGAAATTCAATTAGCTAAAGACTATTATAGAAGATATAATAGATGTGGTGTTGCATTTAACTTAGGGTTTATATTTGACGGTGGAGCACATGACACTGAATGGGGTTACATTAAAAATCATTTCTATAGAAAAGTAAATGAATTTAAATCTAGTGGTGTTATTAAGCTATCAGTATCTTCTGATAAGCCGCCATTATACCCGTTAATAGGAGAAATCGCTATTGATAAGAAAGATGTAAACGTATTTAAATCTTCTTGGGATAAAAACTATTATACTAGATCTTTATCAGGTGGTATTAACGAGAGCGTACCTGGTACGTTTGAAACTAAAGAGGAAAGATCATATTTAGCTTCTACTATTATGAAGATAAAAGATAGTTACACTATGTTAGACTTTGAAGTTGATAGAGTTAAAACAGAAGAAGAGCTAGATGATATTTTAGCTAATTCTACAAATAAGACTGATGTTGTGTTATTTGAAGATAAAAAAAGAGTTGTAATGGACTTTTATATAGACTTTACAATTAATAAAAAATTAAGCGGTGATGGTGTTTTAAATACTATTAAAAAATATGTATTAGCTGTAAACTCAGCAGCAGATAAGACAACATTAACTGATGATGCACAGCTTTATATTAGAAAAAATTTAATAAATGTGTTTAATATAGATCAGATTAAACTTTATACTCAAAGATTTAAAGGTGGTGATTCTACGTTAGAGATTGTAGATGCTATTAGTAATCTGGATGATAATAACTATAATTCAGATCAAAACTTTGCTTTTTCATCGCATGAACAAAAGCCCCTTAATTTTAGGTTGATATATAATAAAAGATTAGGTTATTCTTATAGAATTAGACCTATGGTAAAAATAACGTCGTAAGGCATGGCCATCAATATTCAAGAAATACTACACCCTAGTGACTCTAACCAGATTAAGTGGGAAAAGGTCAACTATAACTTTGATCAAATTCTAGCAAATGGTGGTGGACCAACTGGACAAAAAGGCGCCGAAGGCGTACAAGGATCAGTTGGACAGACTGGACAAAAGGGACAAAAAGGTGACATAGGACCTCAAGGTGAAACTGGAGCAACTACATCTAGATGGAAGGTAATTCCTATTAATGCTAACGGTGGTAACGTTAATGAATATGTAATACTTAAACCTAAAATATCTAACGATAATTATCCTCCGGTGATATTCTTAGGAGATGATGAATTTGATGAAGTCAATGGACTTGATGGTCGTATAAATTTAAAGTCTACTTTAACCCTTGGTAAATGGGCAACTTCCGGAATGATTAATTCACCTGAATACTTGACGTATTGGCATGGTAAAAGAGGTAATTCAACTAATGATATTCATATTGTATTTAGTTCATCTGAACAAACAGATGGTGATACTGATTGGACTAGGTTTGAATTAAGCAAAGGACTAGGAGTTGTCTCTAGTGAAGCAGTTGAATATTTTGTAAATTTAGATAAGTTTACTTTTAACTCTTCTGTTAGTTTCAGTGATAGTGCTGATAACATATTTAGATTACCTGCTACCAGCGTCGTTGAACAATATTTAAAGGGTGGAGAACTTAGATACTTTGGAGATACATTTTGGGGTGCTGTTAAAGATTCAAATGGCAATGTTCAATGGAAAACTTTCTGTATGTCTCCTTGTGGACAAGGCGGCGGAGATCCAGTAACTATTGACATTACACCTAGCGATGATCTAATAGTAAATCAATATGGGTACAGTGCAGGTAACACTGTTGAGATAATCCCAGGTGGAAATTTAGAAGTTGATGACGAAGGTGCTTTATGGAATGGAGGAGTTCAGGGATGTACGGACCCAACAGCACAAAATTACGATCCAAATGCCACTGTAGATGATGGTTCATGTATAGCTACTATTTATGGTTGTACTGATCCTACAGCATTAAATTATTATGCAGGTGCAGATGAAGATGATGGTTCATGTGTTTATGCAACAACGACATTAGCTAATAGAACTATTACTTTTGCAAGTTGGCCTAATACGCCAGTTTCATATACAGGAGGTTCCGGAACGGTGGCTTATCAAACAGGACCAATACCTGGCTTGACAATTATTAATACTAGTGATGTTATAGTACCTTCATGGGTAACTGTTACGTCAACATTTGATGATGATACACTTGATACAGAGCTTACATTTACGGTAGCGACTAATGCGGCAGGTCTTAGAACTGGAACTATCACGATTAAACACCCGGAAGATAATAGCGTAACTGATGTGATTTCAATTACACAATCAGCAAACCCATCTTACGGGGCAGGTTGTACAGATTCACAAGCGGATAATTATGATCCGAATGCTACAAGTGATGATGGAAGTTGTACTTATTGTGCAAACTTTACGAAAACTAACATGACTGAGACAAATCCAACCACGTATGGTGGTAGTAATGGTACATTCTCTATGTCTGCAACTGGTGGATCAGCTAACTATCAGCTTACAATATTTACGAATGAAGGCGTACCTGCGAATCCAACTGCGTTAAGTGCTGGAACATATACTGCAACTATAGAAGATATGTCACATGGATGTCAGGACACTCACACATTTACTTTAACAAATCCTGTAACAACGCCTGCAACAACAACGTCAACGACGACGGCAACACCAACATATACTACTACTTGGACTGCTAGTGAGTCGGTAAGTAGTGCAACGGTGCACGTTACTGATAGCCCAGGCTCAGCAGTAGATAATACTGATACTAGAATAGCAACTGCGGGTACTAACGTATCTAGAACTTTTTACATGAAGCCGACATCAGGTTATCAGTTTACAAGTACTAGCCAGGTAAATGTTTCTGTGTCACAGGGTAGTGCATCAGTAGATTCTATTACATCTAACGGTTCTATTAAAATTAATGTAACTCATACTACAAATACTTCAAACAATGCTGTTGCGGTAACAATAACCGGTGGAGCAGTAAGCTCAGCGCCTGTTTATACTGCTATATCAGCAAACCCTAGTGGAACTGTAAATGAAGGACAACAAGTTACAGTAAGTGTAACTAGTGATAACATACCTAACGGAACACGTGTATGGGTGAATATGAACCTTGGACAAGTAACTCAATCGGATGTAACATCAGGCTGGTCTTCGGGCGCAGGTTCTGGTGATTCACCAAGTAATTCTTCTTGGGGTAATTGGGTAACTATGAATGGTAACACAGGTAGTCATACAATAACATTAAAGAATGATAATTCACTAGAAGGTACTGAAACCCTTGTATTTAGCTTACTATCATACGATGAAGCTAATAACGCAACAGGGTCTTTACAGACTAGCGTGGATGTATTAGACACTTCGTATCCTGCAACATATACGGTGACATTTATTAATGGTAATTACAATCAATATAGTACGTGTCAACTGACTAGTAATACTAAAACCGCAGTATACCCTGCACCGAGCGTAGGCAAGGCAACGTTTACTACAGTTTGGAATGCAATTTCCGCAGACCCTGATTATGCAGGCTCAGCCGGCGTCTGGTTTAAAATAGTAAGTAGTACTGAACCTGGATTCCTCCATGGAGACGGTACCGCGAACCATTCAGCTCCAATCACGTCGCAGCCATGTAGTGGTGTAACTACGACGACAACGACAACGGGCTCAGGTACAGGTTCTGGCTGTGGTGTTTACTATCTAGGTAACACTAATTACATGTACCCTGTATCATTACAAGGTAACTACGGATGTGGCGGTTCATATATTAGTATCAATGTTACAGGTGCATCGTACCAGACTAGTGGTAACGTATTCTGTTCTGATCAGCCACAGGCTGTACTGAACGCGGCCATAAACAACGGTTTAGGTAATGGATTTGTAACAGCAGGTACAGGTACTGGATGTGCACCAGGAGGCAGCTACCAGGGAGCACCATAAGGACAAAGATAATATGCAACAAATAAATTAATATGGTAACAAAAATAAAAGACATACTTTCAAATAGAACTCTAGTGACATTTATCGCTGGAGCTCTTTTGTGTTTGTTTTTTCTTAGACAATGTAATAGTATTGAGAACTTAAAACAAGATGTTAAATTAGCACAAGAAGATGCTGGTAGACAACTTAATAACTTTAAGGCTGCTCAAGACTCAGTTACAATACTAAGAAACGATAATGGAGATCAGCTTGCTCAGATTAGATCCTATGAATTTGATTTATCAAATCTAGAATCTAGCCAAGCTAAGTTGACTAACAAGTATAAGAAGGCGCTAGCGCTTAATGATGACTTAAAAGAAGTTAACTCATTAATTTCAGCTAACTTAGAAATTACAGATAGTTTAGATGTAACTACTACAACTGAGACTATTGACACGACAACTACTAAAGTTACGTTTGCATCATCAGAAGATTTCGGTGATGGTAACTCTAGAAAACTAACAGGGTTTTCTACCTTTAGATATGAATTTGAAAAATTTAAAGTATTAGAAACTAAGTTTGAATTGACACAAACTCTAAGCCTAATGGCAGCAATTGAAAATGTAAACGGAGCTGATAGATTAAAGCTATCAACTAGTTATCCTGGATTAGAGATTAAAGATATTGAAAATATAAACCTGGTTAATAGCAGATTAAATAGAAAAGATCAAAAGAAATCTAGATGGTTAGTTGGTTTTGGAGTTGGATATGGTATTAACTTAAATAATAACCAAGTAATTAGTACTGGGCCTTCAATTGGCGTAGGACTTTACTGGTCACCTAAATTTTTACAATTTTAAAACATGGCTGAATCTTCAAGATATTTTAGAATAGACCAAGATATATTACTTGAGTTTATATACCACGACCAAGGCGATCAAGAGAAGTATCGCATCGAGGTTGATGACAATGGTAGTGAGGTTAAATTTTTGGACACTATAAAAGATAGTCCATTTGATACTAGGCACTTAATTTCAGAATTAGGTAGCGCTGTAGTCAACTTTGATGTCACTGTTATGTCTGGCTATCTTGCAGTTGAAAACTTTGCTGCTAGAACTTTATTAATGCAGAATGGTAAGACGTATAAATTCGATTTAAATGCATTACCACAACCTGAATTATTTCAAATTAGTGGTAACTTAGGTGTTTATTCTTACTCTGCAATAACTAATATAGCTGAATATACCCCGGTGATAAATGGTAAGGTGAGTTATTCTTATGAAGGTTTAATTGGCGGTAAAGCAATTGTAGATACTAGAGCTAATCCTCTATTCGCAACGCCTGATGAAGAAACAGGAAATGATATTAATCAAATAATCGGTAGATACCATGGTGTAAATGTACCCGGAAATGATAGAACAAAATATGCTCTATTAGGCTACGATTCAACTGGTAATTACGAACAACAAAATTTTATTAACAATTCATTAGATTGGACTGGCGGTAGAGAAGATTCTTTACTAGACTACCAAACAGATGCAACTGCTAATATTAACTTCATCTTATATGATACAGTAAGACTACACTTAAGATCTGGTTTTAGTTTTGCTGCTAGAGGATATGAAGGCTTCTTGTTTGAAGTAGACGTTGAAAGAAATACTAGGATTAAAAACTTTTTAACACAAATAGTTTATTTAAATCAAAGTAACTTTGAGCTATCTAATCCTAAGCCTTTTATTTTAGGAGAAACTCTATGGTCTAAATATATTAATATTAAGATCCCAAGTTTAGTTGGTCAAAATCAAGAGTTTGAAGATAGATTTTATGGAGATGGTAGTGTAGGTTCTAGTGATTTAAACCCATTCTCAAATTATGGAATTTCATTTAAACTTTTAGATAGATTAGAAACTAAAGGTGGATACGATTATGTTTATACTGGAGAAGAGAATAAGTTTAGTATTGCTAGAGAAGATGAGTTTGTAGACTTTACAGTTAATGTAGAAGATGCAGATGATGGCGATTACTTTAAAATCTACGGTGAAAAAGATAATTCTATTGCAGGGTTTGAAGGACACCTCTTAAGTAGAATTCAAACTTCGTCTGATGATATTGTTGTAATATTCGATGTAGATGTATTTGAACAAGTAGGTACTTCATTTATTAAGACTACTCAAAACACATTTACGCAATATGAAGATTTTAGCACACCAGTTACTTTTAGACCTGTTATTCAAAATGCAGGAGTTGCTGTAAGTTTTTCAATTGATGTAACTATGAGAATTTACAATCAAACAGATAATACTCAAATTACAAAAAAGGCTTCATTGACAGTCAATCAGGCTGCAAAATACGGTAAAAAATTACAAGCACTTAAAATTGATAGTCCAAATATTCTAACTGAAGTGTATAATGTATTACCTAGTTTAACTTCTAATAAAGTTATCTCTGGATTTATTACAGATAATTTACCTAGAACTATTAAATATGTTCCTGCCTTTGTTGAGCGATATAATGTTGTTGCTTCAGCTGCTAAAGTAGAACTTGTAGGTGCTGGTAATAACGATATGATTAAAGAGGTTGAAGAACTAGATACTAGTGAATTTGTAAACGAAGGTGATTTAAATATTACTATCCCTCCATTTGCAACATATATTAAATTTGTAATTAGCAAAAAGAAGGGTGATGATTTTGAATTAATATCCTTTGAGAATGCAGAACTAGTTATCTTATCATTTAGCGATGGTAAGACTAAGTTGAAATTTAACCATGTATACAATAAAGATATAGACATGTCACAAGGAGAAGTCTTATTTAAAATTAATCAGCAGAATGCAAACTCTATCAGAGGTATGCAATCTAATACATTTTATATTAGTATTGATAATGGCACTGATGAGACTATGGTGACTAAAGGTAAATTCACAAGTAACTAATGATATTAAATAGCAGAAATAATGCATACGACTTTAGGTTTCCTAGAAAGTTTATCCCACAAGAAGTTGCAGACAAGTATAAAGCGTACTTAAATAAAACTCCAGGTAATCTGTTAGCAGAACCCGTTGATTTAATTAACTACTCTATTCAAGGACTTAATATTCCAGGCCTAGCATTTGATCCAATTACCCAAGCTGATAATGATGGAACTACAAGGTACCATAGAGGAGCAGTACCAGTTCAAAATACAATTACTAGAGAGTTCACGGTAACTATGCAGTTATTAGATGGCTTTATTAATTATTGGATTATGCAAGATACTCTTTTATACTACTATGCTAGATCTACTAAAGAGCCTTATATAGAACCAATGACCCTAAGAATCTTAGATGCAGAAGGAAGTTCAGTAGCATATATGGAATTTAATAAAATAATAATGAACTCTATAAATGAGTTAAACTTAAATATGGCAGAGAATGTTGCAGACTTCAATACGTTTGAATGTACGTTCTTTTACAATAAGCTAGATTTAAGATTAGAAATAGACTGATATATAAATCATGAGAGATACTAAAACATTTAACGAATACCTAGTTGAAACCCAACTAACAGATACTGACATGCAACTTTTACAAGAAGGCTTACAGTCAGAATGGACTCCTGAACTAGAAGAAAAGGTAGACCATGCTTTAGAACAATTTGTAAAACAATACCGCAATGAAGAAACTGGTGATTTTGATATAGATAGATTAGAAGAAGATCTAGTAGAAGAAGGACTTTTAGGTTCTATCGTCGGTGGTTTAACCGGTTTTGCATTAGGTAAAGGTGTTGGTAAAATGATTGCCAGAGTTCTTGGTATTCAGAAAGGTATCTTCTACGATTTATTAACCTCCAGATTAGTCGGTGCTGCTTTAGGTGCTGCGATGGGTAAACGTTTCTAAATTGAATCTAGTTACAGTTGACTTCTCGCTTAATTCCCCTGGTATCTGTGTCTGGCAGTCTGATACGAATGAATACCACTTTATCTCCTATATTAAAGCTGGTTCAGGAACAAAAGCCGAACAAAAGAGACAAGAAGAAATAAGTCTATTTAAAGACGTTACTCTTGTACACCAACCCGATTGGAATTTAACAGTTGGGGATTACTCTAAAAACGAATTTGCAAAGATTAAGAGGTACATCAAAACAGCGGATGATATTATTAATCTAATCATAAGCATAACAAATAGCAAACAAGATTATCACATAGCATTTGAGGGTACGTCGTATGGTTCTAAGATGGGAACTAATAATATGATTGACATGGCAGCAGGAGCCGCAATCCTAAAAGAACAAATGATATGCCAACTCGAGGTCAAAAATTTACTGACCGTTGCACCCACAACTATTAAGAAACATGCAGGTAAAGGTAACATGAACAAGTTAGCACTTTGGGTAGCCTTTTTAAATAATATAGTAGAGAGTCCAGAGTTAGCTAAGACTTCTTTATTTAATTATTGTGTAAATGAAATAGGTGATGAGGTTAAGAAGGTTCCAAAACCATTTGATGATCTAGTCGACGCTTGGTTCCTTAATCATTATTTGCTTCAGCAACTTGGGGAAAATTTGCCAGACTAACCAAGTCTCTGCTTCAACCGCGGGACTCCAAAACTGTCCTAATCTCTGCCTTCAGCCTAGTCTCTGCCTCCAGCCCTGGAATGGTACTTATCTTCCTTTGGCGTTAAAGACATAACTTATATGCGACTACCCAGAAAAGGTTTCAAAAAGGTTCAACAAATCTCAAACTATTTTTCTAACCACTAGTATACCAAGCAATTCTGCTAGGGATTACCTTATCAGAATTACATGTATCACAGCACTTTCCGGTATCTTTTACTGGCCATGGATTATTACCATAACTATTCATAATAAGCTTATCACAAATACAGCATTTAAAAGCTTCTTTCTTCATCTTAACAGTATGCTTTAATTTCGTCCATTTGTTTCTTAATATCTACACAGGCTCTAGAGTATCTGTCTACTTCAGGGTATTTAAACCCTAGCCATAACATATCAATATTAACTGGACCTGCGCCACCGATGATGTCATCAATCCATGTACAGAACGAATGGAGCGAGTTAGCCTCATCGATGTATAAACTTTCCTCTATATAATAATAACCTTCTAGAAAGCTTCCAGTAGCCTTAGCCCCCATTAAAAGAAGGTCTTTATTTCTTGATGATAATTTAACGTGTTTTTTCATAGCGTCTAATTTTAATTGGTGTTCGTAGTGTGGATTATTCATGTTTATTAGTTTTTAATTACAGTACTAATATACGAATTTTAATTGACATAAAAAAATATTTCGGCAACTATTTTGAAACAAAGTTATTAACATATAATCTAGAAACAAAATGAAATTCAGATATATAATAAGTATAATAAACAAAGCATTGATACTATGTTAATTACAGCAGACTACCTTCGTCTACAAGGAATCCTACAAAAAATGGTAGAGTTCAACCAGATTACGGCACAAGACCGTGAGGCGTTACTCAACAAGTCAGGACTGATTAAGTTAAAGGATAATAGATGGAAGGAATCCTCTGGAGCTATTTTAGAATTTGGTGCTAAAAGTACAAACGATGCTGTGTGAAGTATTTAAAATAACTAATATGTCTGAAGACGAGGTATTAGAAATTCAATATACTGCATGTAGCGATGGTTTATCAGATGGGCATACAATCCTAACTGGCGAGACCACACTAGTTTGTTCGTACTGTCACCCCTATATAACTAAGGGACTTGGCAAAATTGAAACCAAACACAATCACGAGTTGATTGGCCTTGGTGCACCGAACAAATAATTAGGGATAGTTTGAAACTATTGATTATTGTACAACTATAAGGAACTGAAAGACAATTAAAGTATTTCATTATTAAACAATTTTAAACAACTAAAAGAAAATTATGAGCGATTCATTTGACATTTTTAACTTAGGCGTGGAAGATGTGGAAACACACCAGCCTGAAAGAACAACCGTAAACGAGATTTACAAACCTACAGCCGACGACGGTAAAGACGGCACTTACAAAGCATTAATTCGTTTTGTACCAAACCCAGAGAACCCAAGAAAATCTCTGATCCAAAAGTATGTACACTGGTTAACTAACTCTAATGGAGATGGTAAATTAGTAGACTCTCCTCAAACAATTGGTGAACACTGTCCAATTGCAGATGTATTCTGGAAATTAAGAAAATCAGATTCTGCAGTAGACCGTAAGTCATCAGAGAAATTAAAGAGACGTCAACAGTACTATTCTTTAATCAAGATCGTTAAGGATCCACAAAATCCAGAAATGGAAGGAACTTACAAAGTATTCAAATTTGGATATAAGATTAAAGAGAAAATCGATTCTGAGTTGAAGCCAGACTTTGGTGAGCCAACACAAGTATTCGATTTATTCGAAGGTAAGAACTTTGAGCTTGTTATTACAAGACAAGGTGAATATAACAACTACGACAAGTCTAAATTCTCTTCAAGCAAATCTGCAATCTTAATGGGCGATGCTCCAGCAGAAAGAAGCAAAGAAACGATGACAAGTATTAAAGAGGAATTGGAAGCAGCTCCTTCACTTGCAGGCTATGACTATAAAGCATGGGACGAAGATACTCGTTCTTTTGTAAACAACGTTCTTAGAATGTATCTAAATCCAGGCGAATCGATTTCAGAGGTTACATCAACACCTGCATCGAAAGCGGCAACAAAACCAGTAGCTCAACCAGTAGCAGCAGCCCCAGTGGCAGCAGCTGCAACAGCAACGGAGCCAGCAAAAGCGAATACTGACGATGATTTAGATTCTTTCTTGAATGACCTCAACCTCTAATAACATACAATTAACTGAGGAGCTTAAGAGCAGAATAAAGAAGGCACTGAAACAAGTATGTGTTGAAGCACATTCTACTCCTAATAAGCAACTACTTAAAGACATGCCAGGGCGAATAACCCTGGCGTGTCCTTATTGTGGTGACTCCCATGAAGATGATACCAAAAAACGTGGTAACATGTATTGGGACACTCTTCAGTATCATTGTTACAATTGTTCAGAACACACAAATCTATATGGACTATTAAAAGACCATCAGATTAAAATGCCTAATTCAGGAGACTCATTTACTATTATAGACTATATAAAAGCAAATAAGTCCCAGGTTAGCCAAGAACAAGTATTAAAGAACGCATCTCTTGCTAGCGTCCAAGATTTGGCATTAACTGTATCTGAATTTAAACAGATATTCGGCGCTAAAGAAATAACACCAGGTGATTGGATATGGTTTCAATTAAAAGAGAGACTATTACACAATAAAGCGAACGAATTTCTTTTCTCCCAAAAAGGTAATAGATTATGGATCTTAAACATGGGAATGGAAGGTAAAATTATCGGCGCACAATCCAGAAGAATGAAAGGCTATGGGTCTAGGTATTTAACCTATGATCTACCCAAGCTCTATGAAGAATGGGGAAAGCCGCTTGAGCTACCACCTGATGAACTAACAAAACTTGCAAAGGCCTCAACACTATTTGGGATTATGCAGGTTAATTTCCAACAGCCAGTCACTCTATTTGAGGGACCGATCGATGCAAAGTTTATGCATAATTCTTTAGCCCTAGCTACTGCCGGTAGGACTACTGATGAATTTGATGAGATGGCAACTGTGCGTTATATGTTTGATAACGATGCAACAGGTAAAAAGAAGATGGCAGAGAAATTAAAGAAAGGAAGACCAGTGTTTATGTGGTCTAAATTTCTAACAGATTTTAAGCTAGATACATATAATATAAAAGATCTCAACGATTTGGTTAGAGTATGTTTCGAGCAAAAATCCAAAGCATGGAAAGAAATTGAAAACTATTTTACAGCAAGCGAATTAGATCTATGGTATGTATAACTGATATGGTAGAAGATAATCTAGAAGACTTTCTGAAAGATTCAGAGAGATTCAAAGGCAATAAGTTAATTATTGATTTCGAGGTAGAAGAGTTTAATGTACAGAGTAATAACTTTGTTGTGGAGAAGCCTAAATTTAAAAAAGCACAAAAAGCTGCTAAATTTATTAAGCCAAATCCAAACAAAAAGTCTCTGTTCTAATATAACTAATATGAGTAAAGAAAAGATTCAAGCATTAGATCAAAAGTTATCTGCACAAAGAACACAATGGTCTGATACAATAAGAGGACTCGCAAGAGGACTTAAAAAAGTAGATGGTATGGAACAGGTAATAGCAGAAACGCTATCATCAAGACAGACTTGTGTAGATCAGATTGCATACCTAAACGTAAAAATAAAAGAACAGAAGACAGGAATAAGTTTAAGATATAGGGAAGCCTATATTAGATACTATGAGTATGACTATAAGTTAGGTGAAAAGCAAAAAGAAAAGTTTTTGGAAGGCGACCTAGCAGATGACAATATGATATTATCTCATCTTGAAAACCAATTAGAATTCTTTGCAAGTTCAGTTAAGACCCTAGATAACATGGGCTTTGCAATTAGAAATCGATTGTCTCTGAACGGACTATAATAAATGGAACTAAGTTTAACTGAAAATAAACAGTTTCTGCGAATTGATGATGCAACTGAACTAGAACTAGAACAGCTTAACATTACATTCAATCGTAGAATTGATAACTGGCGATTTCACCCTCTGGTGAAGAAAGGTCTATGGGACGGCTATATCTCTTATATGAAAGATGATAAGTGGATTCCCTCCGGACTTTGGAAAGAGGTGATGGACATGGCCAAAACATATAAATATGAATTAAAAATGAATGGTGTTACTTCACTATTCGATGCTAGTGTAAAACAAGACGAATTCACAGAATGGGCTCTTGATTATTTTGACGGTTATGAAAAGACCCCGCATGATTATCAAATAGAAGCAGCATATAATATCTTAAAGTTTAGAAGATGTTTAAGTGAGTTAGCTACATCAGCAGGTAAAACCCTTATCTCGTATATGGCAGTTGCATATATGTTAGACAAGGCTAAAGCAGGTAGAATACTATTCATTGTACCAAACGTTTCGTTAGTTGTACAAGCCTCTGAGGACTTTATAGAGTATAACTGGAGAAATAAAACCAATATTAAAATACAACAAATCTATTCTGGTCAAAAGATTAGAGCTGGTAGAAATGTTGTAATAGGTACTTACCAATCACTAGTTAAAAAGGACAAAGAGTATTTTGAACAATTTGATGCAGTCATTATTGATGAAACACATAAGGCTAAATCTACTTCAATTAAAACAATCTTACAAAAATGTACAGCTGCTAACTATAGATTTGGATTGTCTGGTACAATTCCAAAACCAAAGACATTAGATCGATTAACCCTAATGGCACACACTGGACCTGTAATTACAGAGATAGGTGCTGCATTTCTTCAAGATGAAGGGCACATTGCTGGCTGTAATGTAAAGGTAATAAAAATGGATTATGCTCCGCAAAGTACCAAGAATGCTTTTTATGAGATGTCCCAAAACAGATATGAGAGTAAAGATGTATACAAATTTGAAAGCAATTATGTTATTAATTCAACAGGGCGTCTTGCTTTCATTACAAACATTATTTCCAGAGTACGGGGCAATAGTCTTGTTCTTTTCCACAGGATTGAACATGGTAAAAGAATATATGAAAAGCTGCGCCAAGATAGTGATAAACCAGTATACTATGTGGATGGAAACACCGACAAAGACATTAGAGAAGAATACAAGAAAAAGATGGAAGCAGGCGCTCAAGTGGTTATTGTTGCCTCTTACGGTACCTTCTCAACCGGTATATCGATTAATAAAATCCACAACATATTCTTTACAGAATCGTTTAAATCGGAAGTAATTATTAGACAATCAATTGGTAGGGGTTTAAGAAAACACCATACTAAATCAGAAGTAAACATTATTGATTTTGTAGATGATTTATCCTCCCCAGGTTGGGATAATTATCTTATCAGACACTCGAAAGCTCGCCAAAAGATCTATAAGGAACAAAAGTTTCCCTTTGAGGTAAAAAATGTCCAATTTGATGGAGATATATAATACTATAGTACAAGAAAGTATAAAATAAACTTAATAACAATGAGTTCACATAAACTACAATCCTTTCAAGACTTTGCTAAGTCTAATTTAGCTGTAAAAGTAGCAAAACTAGAAGAGGAGCAATCAGCCGCACGAGATACTGCTGCAAATCAATTTAAATCTTTATTAAGCGAGTTCGGAGTAACTTCTATTAAAGAACTTAAAGAAGAAGATAAAACTAAATTTTACGAAAAGCTAGGAGCTTCTGAAATTTCTGAATCAATGGCAATCATTGAAGAAGGCACAAGATCCCAAATCGGAAAAATCAAAAAGAATGGAAAAATCACAGCAGTGTATATGCACTATGATGGTTACCCAGACAATATGTTACCTAAAATTAAAAAAGGTTACGCAGATGGAAAGGCAGTAGACTTACTACTGAAGAAGGGAGGTGGTTCAGGTCTAGAAGTAAAAGTAGATGATATTAACTTTTATGGCGACAAGACCACTACTGATGGGAATATGAAAGATACTGAGAAGTTCGTAAAAGATGCCGCTAATAACGGTGGAGCTGAATTTATCTACTTATATTCTGAAAGAGATTCTAAATGGTACATGGTTGATGTTTATGACAGTTACGATTTAGTTCCAGCATTTGAATCACTAAACAATATGATAATCAACGAAAAGTTTGTAGTATCTAAAGGTAATTTAAGAGATGCTAAGAAAGTTGCTAAATGGTTAGAATCATTCTTCACGAACCATATCGCATTAATGGACGGACCGCTTTTATTAGGTGTTTGTAAATACTTATTAGCAGAATCATTAACAGATGCTAACTTCCATAGATACAGAGATCCTGTAAGTAAGAAAATAGGTGGTAAGATTACAACTATTACAGTAGAGATTGATAAACTAGGAGGACAACAAATTCCTGTAAGTAAAAAATCAATTATGAATTTACTAGACGAACATTATTCTGGATTAGCTAACGCTGCAGGATGGTCAGGTATTGGTATTGTTGAAGGTATGGCTTTATTCTTAGACGGATTTGGTCACTCTAAAATAGCAGAAGATATTACAGCCGAATTTAATTTAATATGGGCTAATGAATCTGCAGTTACTGAAGGTAATGCATTTTTAGCTGCAAGAGCTAAGGCGATCGAAGAAGATGCTGAAGAATTTGAATTTAACGGTAAGAACTTTCCAGTAATTAAAGAAAATGAATCTGCAGAGATAGAAATTACAGAAGAAGAGTCTAACTAAATCAAATAATTAAGACAAAAACTTCTTATGAGGATATACACTAATTTTACAGAATTTTTAAACGAGAAACTCCAGGTAAACAACTTGGAGGATTTCGTATTTGAAGGTGGAGCAGCAGGACACATGATGCACCCTTTCGATGACCACTCATTAACTTTTGCAGATTTCAAGACTATTGTTAAATCATCACTACAAGGTGGGTTAGATTTTGAAGAAACTCCAACTGAAAAGACAGATGGTCAAAATCTATTTGCAACTGTAAAAGATGGTCAAGCAATGTTTGCCAGAAATAAAGGGCAAATGATAAATCCACTAGACCTAAATGGTATCATTAAGATGTTTACTGGCCACGCGTCAAAGCTGGTTGAAGAAACATATATCTTTGCTGCTAAAGATCTAGCAGAAGCGCTCCCAGGCCTTAAGGATCAATCAATGTTCGCAAACGGATTAAATTTCGTTAATATGGAACTAATCTACTCTAAAAATCCTAATGTTATCTATTATGACAGAGATGTTATTCAATTTCATGGTATTATAGAGACTGATGGTGAAGGTAATCAAACTGGAAAACAAAATATTGCTACAGAACTAGTTAAAGCTCTTAAAGAATTAAAGTCAGATGTTCAAAAGACGTTTACAATAATTCCCCCTCAAATTTTAAAGTTAGGAAAAGACATTAACTTTGATGATAGAGTCGGCTATTACGAAAAGGCGATAAATAAACTGAGAGATACTTATAGTCTATCAGATCAAGATGAGGTTAAAATGTATCACGAGATGTGGTGGAGAGGCCAAATCGAAGAGAACTTTGCAGACCTAGACCCTGCACATAAAGAGGGTTTACTTTTAAGATGGGCTTACTTAGATAAGAAGACTCTTAAGTTAACTGCATTAAAGAAGGAATTAACACCGGAACAAAATAAGGCTGTTAAAGATTTTGATGGTCAAAGAAATAAGAAGTATAAAGAAAACATTTTACCCTTTGAGAATCTATTTTTAGAGTTAGGTGCAGATGTTTTAAAGAACGCTTCTAATTTTGTTGCTGCTAATCCAGATGCTGAAAAAGCAAGATTACATAATCAGATTAGAACTGAAGCTGACAAGATTAAAAAGAATGGAGACCTTACTCAAATTGCGAAGGTTGAAAGAGAACTAAAAAGACTAGAGGGAATTGGTGGTATTGAGTCGATCATCCCAACTGAAGGAGTAGTTTTTAAATTTAAAGGAAAAACCTTTAAACTAACAGGTACCTTTGCTGCGATTAACCAGCTAATGGGAATCATAAAATACGGAAACTAATGGCACTACATAATTTAAAAACATATTTTGAAGGGGCTAATATTTCAGACATTGATACATTATTAAATAATAAATGTATTGTAACTGAAAAAATTAATGGCTCATCATTTCATGTTAAAAGAAATGGCACAGGTTTTTTATACTATAAATCTGGATCTAAAGATCCGATGAATGTAATAGACCGTACTATTGTTAGATATTATGAAAATGCAATTAGACACTTTAAATCTGTATCAAAAAGCTCAGTCGACGATATGCCATTTGATTGGAAATTTGGATTTGAGTATGTTGGTGATAGTAAGACAGTGGATATAGAATATGATGTATTACCTAAGTCTAATTTAATCCTAACGCATATACAAGTAATGCAACCTTCTAATCCTAACAAAGTTAGAAAGGTAATTAGAGATAGTAAAGTACTTAACAAGTGGGCAGACTTATTAGAAGTTGCACAGCCTCCAATAATATTTGAAGGTCAATTACATTCAGGTCAAAAGGACAGTCTTAAAAGAATGTTAGCAATGTCAGTTAACGAATTTGAACAGACATTCGAAGATAAAGATAAGCCTTCGTTTACAAGAGCTATATTCAGTATATTTAATGAGAATATGAAGCAGTCTGCTTTAATGAATAATCTTTCAAAAGATGTTGCAGGATTTATAGTTAATTTTCATGACGGCAAATCTTTACAATCGTTTAAACTAGAGAAGTTTAATAAAAAACCAAGTGAAGATAGAAAGCCATCTGACATGTATCAAATTACTATATTAGATATAGTAGAACATTTGACTCAATTTAATTTTGAGGACATTAGCTTGTCAGAAGAAGATACCGATAAAAGATATTTAGAATTAATGTCTGAAGTTTTCAATAACTATATTGAAAAAAATGCTACTAAATACATTGGTGCTAAGTTTGATTCTGCAGATTTTTCAGAATCACCTATGTTCGAATTAAACCACAAGTTTTTACAGAACGAAAAAACACTAACTCTAGTACAAGATAAAATACTTTCTGAATTATTTAAAATAACATTAGGTAGTTTTAGAAAGAAAAGAAATAAAGAGACAGACCTTATTAATGCAGATCTAATGAATAATATTAATTCTATTATTGAAAAGATTGATTCATTAATAATGGCTGAAACTAGTGAGAACGATGTACAAAGTTTTAATCAATATTTACTTAATAAGAAGATTAGTACTCAAGTAAGTCCAATTACTGAAGCATTAAAAGTAGATTACCCAGAACATGGTAAGAAATTAGTTAATATGTTTGTTGGTAGATTCCAACCATTTACACTAGGCCATGCTAAAGTAGTCGAAACTATTCATAAGCAAAATGGACACCCGGTAGTAATCTTATTAGTAAAAGCTAAGAACAAGAAAAAAGAGGATGCATTTAAAAGACCTTATGATGAGGACACTCAAGTTGCAATGATTAACTCTTTAAAATCTAAATATCCAATTGAAGAAGTTTTTGTAATTCCAACCGGTGGTATTGACACTATGTTTAATGCAATGAGACCAAAATACGAACCAGTATTATGGGGAACAGGAAGTGATAGAATGAAGACTTATGGTTACCAAGTAGATAAGCAAGAATATAGAGATGATCTAGGAGTTAGAGATGACTTCGGTTTATTTGAAATCCCTAGAACAGGTAAGGACATTTCAGCAACAGAGGTAAGAAACGCCATGTTAGATGGTGATGAGAAACTGTTTAAGAAGCTAACTCCTAAGCCGTTACATAACATGTACGCAGAGTTAAAGACTAAACTAGAAAACTCTATGGGCGTAATGGCCGAATCTGCTGAGCCAGAATTTCAAACCTTCAACAATTTTATTAAGAATATATAAACAAAATAGAATATTAATATGAATAACTTAAAAACATTTGAAGCTTTTAACCAAAGTGTTAAAAACGGAGAAGTAAATGAATCCATACCATTTGGATCATATTACTTTAATAGTAGAACTGAGTTTGGAGAACATAGTGATAGTTTACCAGAAAAGGGTGCCACTAAATATCTACTATTTGCTCACAATAATGTCGATTTTAATGGAAACTCTATTAAATTACAAAGCGGTCACACTATGGGATCAGCAACTTCAAAAAATATTCTAGGAATTTTTGATGACGAAGCATCAGCTGGAGACGCATATAGCGTAGCAATGAAAAACCCAGAAGGAACTTTTGTTTCTTTTTCAATGGGTACTTTATTTGCAAAGTCTAAATTTGCATTTCAATATACTGAAACTACTGGACATCAAGCAAAAATTAAAGTAAAATAATCATGAAAAACTTAGAAGAATTCTTAGAAGAAGGTAAGAAAATAACAATTAAAAGAAAATATACTGAAAACCACCCAGCATCTACTGTTGGAAAAACTG